TGCTATTAATGCCCTCGGAAGCCCTTCTTTAAGTTCTTTAACATTAAGTTCTATTACGTTTGATGGTTTAAGTTCTAGTGCATTCTTTACTTTAAGTACTGATGCAGTTAATTCTCTTAATATATCCATATCAGCTTTAAATCTTCAAACAAAAGAACCCAAGGCTGGAGATTTAATTGCTCTTACGGAATTTGGTTCAGATCGTATTCACTTTCCAAAGCGAGGTACTACTGTTTATGAATTAACTGAAAGTATAGATGAATTCAAACAAAATGCTTTGGGTGGACATTATGTTTGGTTTTTAGCAGCTAAGAGGTATCAATTTAGTCAAGAACTACATAGTCCGGGTGCTGGTCAAGGAGCCAATGTTCTTGATGATAATGATGTAATAGAACAGGCTGCTAATGAAAATTTTAGTTATATTACAGATAATCCCAATAGCAACCCGTCTGTATACGGTCATTATTAAACAATATCAACCTTTAAAAAATCTGTAGCACTTTCTTCGGAGTGATAAATTTGAATTTTATAATCTTCTTCTAGAAGTTTGCGAAGAAAGATGTCTTGTGTAGAATTAATATAATCTCTGATATCTAGGGGACAAAGTTTAACCTCTTCAAAGGGTATATTTCTTTCTTCTGCTTTGTCTGCTATGATGTTAACTGCTTCATAAAAAGCCATCCACTTAGCTAGTGTTAAAGATTTTTCTTGGGTTTTACCCCACCAGGCTAGAGGGGATTGAAGTTCTTCTGTGGGTTGTGTTTTAGTTTTCATTATTAGTTTTTAAATTGTTGAGTAGGAATCATGTTGCCAATATTCTGCGATACCTGAATAGGTTCAATGAATTCTGTTACTCTAGCAACTGTAAAATTAATAGAAACAACATTTCTGCCTTCACACTTATCACATACAAACTCCACTCGTTCCTGTTGATCTGGTACGAATGTGGTAACATTCGGAGTGGCACAAGAAGCACATTGTAGAATAGTGGATAATGGTTCCAATCGATCCAATTCTGCCAATCTCACCTTGGATTGAAGATATTGAGACACAATAGAAACCAAAACTCCAAATGCGAGATATTGGGTGCAAGTGGCTAAGATAAAAGCCGGCCAAAATGGTTTGTCTAAGAGTGTGAAGGCAAGACCTACCAAACCAGAATTAGTTAATACTATAGTGGTAGACTTAAAGAAGTCTTTATAGGATAAAAAATATTTGAATAATTTCATTAAAACTAATTTATCATTAGTTCTAGGGAAACTCACCCTTATTCAGATCTCTTTCTTGGTGGGGATTGGACGCTGGCAATTCCTTAGACATATCCATAGAAAGAGTAAGCTGTTTGTCTAAATTCTGAATAGCTCCTAAAATTTGTCCAGTATAGCTAAGAAGCTTGTTTAATTTTTTCTTTTGTTTAGAAGAAACTTTTTTATTTAATTTTAAACAATTTTCTATTTTATTACCAGCTGCTAACAAATAGGTAAAACTATCTGTCAAATCTGCCGTAACCGTTTGTAAAGGCCACGGCATATTAATAGGATTCTCTGGACCTGGTGCTGTGGGCGGAAAAATAGGAGGAGTATTTTTCTGATACGGAAAATCATATCCCGAAGCATTACTGACTGGAGCAAAGTCCTTTCTTGGTGGATCACTATAGCCACCATATGTTGGATTGTTCCAAAGTCCTCCAAGTGCTTCTTGGAATAATTTATCCATATCTGTCATATTACTCTTGTGGTTTTCCAATACGAACAGTATTTCCACATCGTCCACAATTCCAACGAATTATTTTATTGGATTGTTTAGAACGAGGATCATACTGTTCCATCAGTCTACCCTGAACATGGTTTCCACAGTAAGTGCAAGCAACTGGGCGATTAGCTAGGGTCTGGTATTCTGGTTTGTTATTTGAGTCACTCATGTTATATTTATCAATTACTAGGAAACATTTCATGAGAATGGGGTGAACCATCCTCTATTTTTCCTACTACAAATTTTACAAATTCAGAACGCACAATATCTTCTTTATCAAATTTAAAATGATATACTCCGTGATCAGCACTTTCTTGGTCTGAAAAAAGTTTACACATCTTGCTAAATCCACCCATTTTGCCGTGTGGCAAATCTGATTGATTTGGATCTCCTAGAAAAATAATTTTGGAAAATTCACCCAATCGGGTAATGGTGGTTACTAATTCTCGAAAAGTAATATTTTGACATTCATCTACAATGATTACTTTAGCCGGCCAGTGTAATCCTCTTATATAGTTTACTGGCATAGCACTAACTCTTTTATCGGTATGTAATCTTTTAATGGTGTTGTTTTCTAAGAACTCTTCCATCTTTTCTATGAATGGAGCCATATAAGCTTCAAATTTTTCATCAATGGTTCCTGGAAGATATCCAATTTTACTATCAGCACTTTCTACCGCACTTCTAACAAAAATAATATCAGAGGCTTTTTTGTTTTTTAATAATTGTAACCCAGCATATACTGCTGTTGAAGTTTTTGAAACTCCAGCAGGGCCTTCTATAAAAACACATTTGGTATTTTTATTTAAAAGAATTTGTATAAGTTCTTTTTGTTTATCTGTCCAGGGTAATTCTCTAATAGTAAAGTCAAAATTTACTTTATCGCGCTGGAAGACGTGAGGTGAATTATCTTTTGGTTTTTCTGGTTTGACAGAGTCATCCAAAAGCCGGCTCTTAGAACGGGGTTTGTTTCCCATATGTTGTTTATATTTACAACTAAGATGTCAAAAAAATTTAATAACCTTAAACTACAGGTTTATTACTAGGTGCAGGAGTTGTGGTTGTTGTTGTTGGATTGGTGGTTGTTTGAGCAGAATTATAATGAGCATCTAAATCTAGTAAGGTTTTCTTTTCTGCATCTGTCAGAGATGTTGGAAGTTGTCCTGGGTTGGAATTTGTAATTGTAGCATTTATAGCCTTCAAAAAATTAGTCTTCCACAACTGATCTGTGTTTTTGGCAGCAAATAAAGAAGTTATACTCGGGAGAGCAGAATTAGAAGTGCCGGGAGTTGGAGCCGCTTCGGAAATGTTGCTGAAAGTCTTTTGAAAGATACTATTAAATTTACTCATAAAGATATTTATCAAAAGGTTTGCTTATTCAAATTGGTTTTTGAGACTTTAAAATGGATAAGTAACTCTATATTATTTATTATGTCTACTAGATACATAGCATCACCAGGCGTCCAAATTTCTGAGGTTGATCGATCCTTAACCACAAGAGCTCAAGCGGGTACCACAGTATTTATTACTGGATTTGCTCCTCAAGGGCATACAGATGAAGTAATCAACATTACTTCAGTTTCTGATTTTGAATCTACATTTGGATTGCCTACCAATGAAGCCGAACGTTATTTGTATCACACAGCTAAACAAATTTTAACCCAATCTCCAGCTAATTTAGCAGTGACCAGAATGGCTTACGGTTCTGGAATGGGAGCTGGTTTTGCTAATACTCATGCGGCTTTGGTTTATCCGGTTATAGCTACTTATACAAAACAAGTTTCTACTGTAACTCCGTTGATGTCTACAGAAAATTTGGCTGGTTCCCACTATTTCTTCAACGGCGTAACGACTATAACATTGTCTACGGATGTTACCACAATGTCTCCAGTTTATACCAATGGTTATTCAAATTTATCTGCTACCATAGAAACTCCTACAGTTAACATTTTAACTAGTTATATAGAGACTGCATCTACAAAAGCATTGCCTTATGAACTGGCTAATAATTTTATAATCGGTCAGCCAATTTCTATTCAGTTGAATGAAGAAGAATACCATTCTTTGGTTACTAATGATGTAAATTGGAGTAGTAAATATTCTTCATTCTCTGGAAACAATGCAAATTATTTAAAAAATGCAGGCATTGTTATTGTAAATTCTTCAAAAACAACTATTAATGACAAATATGAAGGTTATTATGTTGGTCTGGCAGACAATTCAAATAATAACCCAGCCACCAATTTTGACGCCTTGACCGGTGCAAAGACAGTCACTGGTGGAACTAGTGGAGTGCAGACTTGGACCAATATACCAGCTTCCCGTTTAAGTTTCAAGTTATCCAGTACTTCTACAGAAGGTGGAACTAGTATTTCTCAAGCTATTGAACAATTTCCCCTTTTGTCTGATTTTGGTTCATCAACTTACAATGATAGTTTGACCTTAATGTTGTTTAAAATAAGAACTTCCACTTACGGACAAGATACTATTAAATTGGATTACATAATTCAAGAAGGACATACGGGTTCTTTATATTCTGGAAGAACACAAAACAATCAAAAGGGAGGGGCTCCAGTTTCTTTCTCCTTAGAAAAGATAACTAATCTAGAATCTTCAGACATTAAGATGATAGTCAATCCGTGGATTGCTAATAGTAATAATTGGTTAGATGGTTCTGGTAATGTAGTAAAAACTGTCAGACTAAACCCAGAAGCTAAAAACATATACGCAGCTGGAACTTTTGTTCAGAGCCAAGATGTAGGACAAGAACTTGGTAATGTTCCAGACAAATTAAGAAGAGTATTAAACCGATTAGATGATCTAGATACTGAATTAGATCTTTTCGCAGAAGCGGGTCTTGGCACTATTTACGCCGGAGCAAGAAGTAGAGAAAGAATTTACCAAACTATAAATTCTGGTTATAGTGGTTTATATTTTGATACAACTCAACCAGTTCCAGCAACAGAATTGACTGCGTTATTTAATCAAGATATTGCAACTTTTAGTAGTGTGTTAAAAGATGATTATGTGTCAATTGTATCTCAGATGGCTACCTTTGCAGAAAAAACCCGTAAAGACCATATGTTTATTGCAGATCCGTTGCGTTACATTTTCTTAAATGGGCCAGATGGTCCAAATGTTAAAGCAACTAAAAAAGCTGGCTATAATTTTTCTACAGACATTTTTTGGGCTCTTAAAAATCTATACGGAAACATTGTGACTAGCTATGGAGCAACCTATGGTAATTGGGCAAAAGTCTCTGGTACTGATTCTAACAATTATGTATGGATTCCTATGTCTGGATTTGTAGCAGCTGATATTGCGTTGTCTTCTGCAACCAATTATCCTTGGAGTGCTCCGGCTGGTTTTGCTAGAGGCACTTTAACTGGTATAGTAGATATTGCTATTAATCCTACACAAAAACATCGAGACCTGTTGTACAAAATTAATATCAATCCAGTAGCTTACTTTCCAGGAGATGGATATGTTATTTTCGGACAAAAGACCCTCTTTAATAAGCCATCTGCGTTTGATAGAATTAATGTGCGTAGATTGTTCTTAACCTTAGAAAAAGTGGTACAGAGACTCTTGAGGTACTATGTATTTGAAGGTAATACTTATACAACTCGTTTGCGTTTGGTAAATTCTTTATTGCCATTATTTAATCAGGCCAAGAATAGTGATGGTTTATATGACTTCCGTATTATTTGTGATGAACGTAATAACACGCCAGACGTTATTGATGACAATACATTGAAGATAGCAATTTATATTCAACCAGTACGCACTGCAGAATTTATATTAGCTGATTTTGTGGCTACACGTTCTGGTTCTGATTTCAATGAAATTACCTCTTAATAGATAAGTAATATTATAATTTTATGTCTAATATATTTCAGGGTCAAAGCATAACAGATTTTTATCAAAACACCAGACAGAGAGATTTTGCTCGTAAAAATCTTTTCAGAATTCTCAGTATTGATGGAGGTCGCGCTGGTGGCGGAGTGTTATTTGATTCGTCAGATTTGGTTTATGTTACATCCACTACTTTGCCTAAAAGAAGTATCAATGTGGTGAATGTTGCTTATATGGGTATGAAATTTAATGTGCCAGGAACTGCCTCTTATCCAGGTAGTGAAGCTTGGACAGTTAAATTTAGAATGCCTCAAGATTTATTGATCCGTAGAAAATTAGAATTCTGGACTCGAGCTACTTTTGATGATGCTACTACTCAAGGAGCATACAGTATGGGTGATTTGGGGACGATTACACTGGCTCTAATGGATAAAAGAGGAGATCCTACTATTACATACCGCTTGGTAGGAGCTTTCTGTGTAAATCTGGGGGAATATGCTTTAGATGCCACTGATGCTGGTACAGTTGTTGAACAAGATGCAGTGATTGCTTATCAATACTGGGAAAGTGCCAAATAATTGTTTATACCCTAAGTATAAATAATGGCATCTAAAGGTCCTTTCCAATATTATCTTACAAATGTATTCAGTGAAGCTGGATACATGCCCTCTTTAGGTTCTTTGTGGAGAGTGGAATTTCATACTTTAAAAGATGTTACAGTTTTAAAAAAATCTGCCGAATATTTACGAGCCTTGGAAAATTGGTCTAGCGACACTCCAGACGTATTAAATATAATTTTAGGAGAAGAAGCGACTTTAAACTCCGGACAAAATGTCGGATGTGTTTTTGCAAGAAGTGTTACTATTCCCGGAGAAAGAATAATAATTTCTAGAGGAGCTTTAAAATACGGTGGTTACTTAGGACCTGCTGTCGTGGAACGCAGGACAGAATATGACCCAGTCAGTATAAAATTTTTAGAAACAAATTATTCTTTTATAGATAGTATTATTAGACCCTGGAGCATAATGGCTGGGTATTATGGAATGTTGGCGAGAGAACCGGAAACAGAAAAAGATCTTAAAGTTAAATGTCCGGTTATGGCTGTAACTCAATTTATGTTAGGTGGATTGGGAAGACCTATGATAAAGCGTAAAGAAATTTTATTCAAAAATGTAGCTCCAATTTCTGTAGGAGCTACTAATTTAGTACAAGCCGGAGAATCTCTTTTAGAGACAGAAACTTCATTTGTTTATGAAAATTATGAAGTAAGAAATTTTACAGACACCGTCGAATAAGTCCTATGGAATATTATCTCTATAGTGTAGAAATGCCTATTTCTGGTTTAATTTTAAATTATCGAGAATTAAGTAGTAAAGAACAATTAGTACTAGCTAAAGCAAATGTCCTATTGCCTCTAGACAAAGATAATGTAGAAAATTATGCTAAACATTTAAAAAAAATTTTAAGTGATTGTGTAGAAAATAAATCTGATTTTGACAAATTAAATATAATAGAGTATTTATTATTTGCTATTAAAATGCGCACATCTTCTTTAGGAGATGAATTAATTCTTCAAACACAAGAAGAAGTAGACGGAGAAATAGTTAAAATTAAATTTAATATAGGATTGTCTAAATTAATATATAATATTTTTCTAAAATGCAAAGATCTTTTTTTAGAAAAATGTATATCTGAGGATAATATAAATGTATACTTAGACTGGCCAAATCATAACACAGAAAAAGATTTTTACAAATTACAAAATTTAACAGAATATGAATTGATAAGAGACAGTACTGTTTTATTCATTAATTATATAAATTTGTATGGTAAAATTATAACATTTTCAGATTTTTCCTTAAAACAAAAATCTGATTTATTTGATAAATTGCCTGGCAAGATACGTTTAAAAATTCAATCTGAAGTGTTTAATAATATTAAAAAATTCTCAGAATTAGATTTTATAGAAAGTTCTAAAAAAGAATATTTGAAAATAAATTTTTATAATTGGAGTTTTCAAAATTTTTTAAGATTAATGTTTGCAGATAACTTAAAGAATATCTATCAACAATACTACCTCCTGGCTAGTAAGAAGATTTCTCTAGACTATGTAGATAATTTAACAGTGGCTGAAAGGAATGTTTATTTTTCCTTTATAGAAGAAGAATATGAAAACAGAAAACAGTCACAGAATTCTGAAGGAGGAGGTTTTTCTTCTTTTGATGATGGACTAGAGGAATTAGAAGGGTAAATACTGTTATTTATGACCCAAGAATCCTCTTCCATTAATTTTGATCAAGCTTTAGATTTATTATCTAATTACACCAAAGAAATTTTCATCAATACCATATGGGTACCCTCCATTAAAAAATATATAACAGTAAACGAACTTTCTTCTAAACAGCAAAAAAACTTATTATCGGCTGCTATAGATACTAATGCAGAGGGGTATAAACCATTTTTTACCAAAATTTTTTATCAAATTTTATTAGAAAATTGCCAAACCACTAAAGAAGATGTGGATGCATTTACCTATTATGATAGATTGGCTATAGCAATTGCTATGAGAAAACATATATCTAAAGAATTAAATGTTGAATTTTCAGAAGATCTAAGTGAAACAGTAGATCTCTCAGATTTGGTAGAAAATCTTAAAAATTATAATCACCCCACTTTGACCACATTAAATATAGAAAAAAATGGTATAACTGTTTCTGTACAAATAGAAATACCTTCTATTAAAAAAGAGGTAGAATATTTTAATAATATTCCAACTTTAAAAAAAGAAACCACTTCTGAAATTTTAAAACAAGCTATTTCTGAAGCTTATATTGCAGAAGTTTCAAAGTATATAAAAGAAATAGAAATTCAAGGAATAAATCTTGGTTTTAATGATTTAAAAACAAAACAAAAGATTCTAGTTTTAGAAAAATTACCTTCAGCTATTTTACAAGCAGTCCTCAAAGAGATTTCTGCCTGGAAAGAAGTTTATAATGAATTTTTTACAGTGCAATCTAGTACCGGTGATAAAAAATTAATTGATATAGATACTACTTTATTCTTATCCACTTAATTTCAATCGGTGCCTAAGTATTTAACATGAGTAGTAGCTGGGCTGAAGATATAGGATTAAACAATCAGGATGTTATAAGGCTCGTTAGAAATTTAAACGAAGCTTTCTCTCCAACTGCTCGAACAACTCGATCAGATAATTCTTCCGAAGCAAAAGTTGATGAAAAAAATAAAACCGGAAAAACCGCAGAATTAATAGAACTGCAAAAATTAAATACTGAAATAGCCAAACAATATACTTATTCGGTTCAAAGAGACCCAGTAATGGTTGCTTTGTTATCTACTAGTTTGAGTATTTTAGAAACTTCTCTAGGTAATGTTGTAGATAATATTTCTTCTTTGCTTTCTGTATCTATAGAAGAAAATGAAAAAAATGTTAAAAGATTTAATGATCAATTAGCAACTTTTATAGAAATGAATACTAGTTTGAGAAATCTTGTAGATCATTTTAATGTAAGTGATGAAATAAGAAAAAATAATCAAACAAATGCAGAAAATTGGTATGCAAATGTTAGTGAAAAACTTTTAACTAAGATTTCTTTACCGTCCGCAGATTCGTCTTTATCTTTATATTTATTTAAACATTTAGATGATTTGAGTAAATCTTTGGGGTATATTGCTGAGTCTTTAAAACCCAAAAATGAAGATACATTAACACCGGACAAAAAAGAAAAGTTACCAGATTGGAAACAAATAATTTCAGATTTGGGTAAAGAATTTGTCAATTTTACATCAAATATGATGGTATTTTTAAAAGACACTTTGATTGGTTTTTTTAGTAATTTAGAAATAGTAAAAAATGCAAAAAGTGCCGCAGGTGGTCTACTGAATACTATTATAGATATTGGAGCCATTGCTACAATAGCCACCTTATTTGGTGGTTCTATAATGAAGGCTATAGGAGTAATAGATGAAAGTGCTGGAACTAATATATCCGGAGTTATTAGTTCTTTAGTAGAACCATTAAAAAAATATAGAGGATGGATTCAAACTTTATTTAAACAAACAGTTTTATTTAAATCTTCTTTGTCTCAATTGCCTCAAATATTTGAATCTTTAACAAAAATTCCAGAATTAATATATAACTTTGTCAAAGGTACTTTAAAATTTATAAGCAATTCTTGGCGACTTGCTAAGAATCCAGCATTGGCGGCGAGAGTTGGTAGAATGGCCGTTGCTGGTTCTAATGTAGGCAAGGCAATTACCAGTAAAACAAGTGTGGACATGGTAGGAAAGGTAGCATCTGTTGCTGGAGCTGCTGTAAAAGACGGTGCTATAGGAATAACTAAAATAGTTCCTAAATTGTTAAATTTTCTTAAAAAAGTTCCTCTTTTAGGAACTTTAATTTCTATAGGATTTGCTGTTAAAAAATTCTCTGAAGGGGATACTAGAGGAGGAGTGCTTAGTTTAGCTTCAGGTTTGGCTGGTTTGATACCTTATGCTGGATGGGCTTTATCATTTATGATAGATGCTTACGATGCTAAATTAACAGAAGAAGCTGGTGGAGATATTGATGCAAAAAATGCTGGTTATGGTTTTATGACATTTCTTTCAGATATAGGAACTGCAATTTACAATGGAGTCAAATGGATACTTAAAAAAGCTCTCAAACTTGTTGGTCTGGATAGTTGGGTATCTTCTTGGGATGAGGAAGAAAAACCAAAAAATACTTTAAAACCACCAGTATCTAAAACAGAATCAGAAAAAAATGGAACTCTTCCTACATCGGCTCCAGCAACTAAAACTGAACCTGTAAAAAATGGAACTCTTCCAACTTTAGAAACAAAACCACCAACACCATCATCATCTATTATAACAGTTCCAGCTTTAACTCAAGCTTTAACTCCAGCTCGGATGCAAGGAATGTCAGACAGTGGCACTGAAATTTTAAATAGTATGTCCTCTCAATTTAAAACCATGATTGGTTCTTTTCAACAAAGTTTTGATAAATTAGGTCAAATGTCTATTGGTAATGTAGTAAACCAAAGTGTAGTTAATAATAGTGCCCATTCCGGGCCTATTCCAGTTTCTTCTAGGCCTAATACCATAGGTGATTATAGAGGGGAGATCAACCGTAAATTATGAGTGACAATAATGTAAATTTTGAAACTTTTTCTGTTAAAAATGAAGACTATAAATTTTTAGGTAAAACTTTTAAAGCTCCAAAAGCAGTAGCTGTGTCTAATGGTGGAACTATAGATTTGTATAATAACAGTGCTTGGAAAAATTCAGGAAATGATATAAGTGAAGTTCCCTGTATAAATTTAGAAGAATATGAATTATCTTTCGGATTATGGATGACTCACTTATCAAGGTTTTTTAACACTGTAAAAAGTTTTAATGATTCTACGGCAACAAGTCCTTATCAACTTTTATATCAAGGAACTTATACAGGATTTACCTATGTATTACCTTATTTAATAAATCAAGGCACCATAAAAGGGCAATTACAAAATGATTGGAGTGGTAGTGAGACTGGTATGGGAGAATCTTTTGCTGGGAGTTTTGGTAAAAACCTTGATCGGTCTTTAGGGGATATCGGTAAGTTTTTTGCAGAAGGTTTATCTTATGGAGGAGCCGGGGAAGAGGTTAAAAGATATAAAGCTTCAGATAACGGAAAATCAATTATTATACAGTTTCCATTATACAACACCATAGATTCAAAAAAAACTATTCGTAATTTTGAATTTGTGACTTTATTTACTTTGCAAAATCTTAAAACCAGAACCTCTTGGATGACTTATTTACCTCCAAAGATATATAAAGTTTCAACAGTTGGTATTACTGGTGGTATAAATATGCCAGCGGCATTTGTTAGTAATTTTGATGTAAAGGCTGTTGGTCCGGTAAGAAAAGTAAAATATAGCAATAAAACTATATTGATTCCTGAAGCTTATGATATAACCATAACAATTAAAGAATTATTACCAGAAAGTAGTAACACTTTTGCTGCAACTTTGGGTGGAAATGAGTTTTTGGTAGAGGTAATTGGAAGCTCTCCTAATAATAAAACTCAATCTTCAAATATACCACCAACTCCCAATTATTGGACAGTTGCTCCAAATACTACTTTGCAAGATTTACAGGAAATACGTAAGAATCTAGATGCAGCTTATAAAACTTTGTGGGCTAGGATTTATAAAATTGATGATAAAGGTTCTCTTTATGAGCTTTCAACAGGTACTAATGGGGATCGTAATGCATTAATATGGCAAACGAATCAAATAGCTAAAGTAGATGCTCAGATAGCTCAAGCAAAGAGTCAACTTTTTATACAAACCCAAAATGGAATTACAGAATTAGGCAACTTGTCTCCAGAAATTACATTAGGAGGTGTAAAATCTTTAGATATAGGAAATTTTAAAAACAACGGTTCTATTCTAGATACAAAAGTAGATTTGTTTTCTTCACCAAATACAGAAGATATTTTTAATTTAAAAACCTATATACCAGTCACGCCCACGCCCACACCCGGTGTTACACCAAATGGGCAATCTTCATCAAGTTTACCTACAGACAATCAACCAGCTCCTACAAACATTCAACCATCCGTAGAAACATCCGTAGAAATAGCAACAGAAAACCTTAACGCGGTTTTAAAAGCCCATGAAGTGATACTTGGACAGAGAGCTCAGGCAATAATGCAACCCGGGGCCAATGGCAACGCGGTTGTGGCTACGTTTGAACCAGCTTTAGATTTAATAGAGGCTCAACGAGTAAAAGCTTTGCAAGAATTAAATGAAGCCAAACAAAAATTAAATGAAGCCGAAAAAACACAAATCAACACACCACCACCACCGCCTTTAGTAGAAGTAACAACCCCTCCTTCCACAGGCTCTCAGCCCGGTTCACTTTCGAAATCAGTGACAACTCTAGATGCTCAATCACCAACAGAACCAATCTATAAAAACTTAGTTACAGAAGAAGGCTCAAAAGCTTATACACGATCAGAATGGAATAAGGACGGGCAATTACCTGGAGAATCCAGCAGCCTATATTACAAAAGATTAGAAGTGTCTGGAGACATATGGAAGCGTATGTTGGAAGAGCATGCAGTCCTGGCAAAAATGGCAGAAAAAAATAATGGTCTAATTATTACTAATCCAAATACAGAACCAGTAAAGCCAGGTGCTGTATTAAGTGAGATGGCAGGATTTCAACAAGCAGAAATAGAATCAACAGCTGCTTTGGAACGTATTACTAAACTCTTGAAGGTGGCAAGCACTGAAATAGCAGCCCCAGCAGCCCCAGCAGCCCCAGCAGTGCCAGCAGCCCCTGCAGCACAAAAACCTATAGTTAATGCCTCTTCTGCCAAAAAACCTAAATAGGTAAATTATGAACCAGAATCAAATAGATAATATTCCTAAACTTTCTTTTTATAGATATGAAAATTTTTTTAATGTCTATCAAGATGACAGGACTCAAGAATTATTTTATAATGTATTGCGTTCCATAAACATATTTCAAACAGACAATTCAGACGTTCAATCTACCTATAACATATCACCAGGAGATACTTGGTATTATATTTCTTATAAATTTTACAAAACTTTAGAACTATGGTGGCTGGTTTGCTCTTATAATCAAATAATGGATCCTACGCAATTACCAGAAGCCGGAACTAGTATTAAATTATTAAATCCAGAATATGTGGGGTATGTTTTGCAAGAACTGCGGTCTCAAGTAAATAGGTAATATGGGCCGTAGACCTAAACAGCAAGATGGTGAAGAAGAAGATGAGTTCTCCTTAGATGATTTACAGGCAGAAGACATTTTAGTAGATGGTAAATTTTATAAGGGGAATGAGAATATTCTCCGTACCAAGAATGCAGTGTTCAAGTGGACACCGGAGATGCAAGAGGATTTTAAACTTTGCCATAAAAGTATACTTCATTTTGCAGAAGCTCATTACACTATTACTCATTTGGATAGAGGTAAGGAAAAAATCAGTCTTTACAAATATCAAAAACATCTTCTCAAAACTTTTAAAAAAGAACGTTTTACTATTTTGTTATCCTCTCGTCAAAGTGGTAAAACTACCACCATGGCTATTTACGCCCTGTGGTATGTCTGTTTTCAACAAGATAAGCGAGTAACTATTATTTCATACAAAGCAGATTCTGCTAAAGAAATTTTTGCTCGTATTAAAACTGCTTATGAAATGTTACCAATTTATCTCAAACCGAGTATTAAATCTTGGCGCAAAGATGGTTTAGATTTAACCAATGACTCTTCTATTACCATTTCCACAGGCCCTCGTGGCGGTTCTAGTAACTTATTGATTATTGATGAAATGGCTTTCTGTCCTCCAGAAGACATGGCAGAGCTCTGGAGATCTTCTATTCCAATTATTATTCAATCGCAGAAGTCTCAAATTATTTTAATCAGTACTGCTAACGGAACCGATAATAAATTTTATCAACTCTGGCAAATTGCTCAAAAATCAGATAGTATGTGGCATCCGGAACGAGTAGATTGGTGGGATGTTCCTGGCCGAGATGAATCTTGGAAAGCAGATGCCGTGGAATTACTGGCTTCTGAAGGGAGGGGCCAAGAAGACTTTGATCAAGAATTTGGTAACCAGTTTATAACTCCAGGCAGATCTGTTGTAGATCCAGATTTACTAGAACAATTAAAAAATTGTCCAGAACCTAGTATGGTTTTAGATGAAGGCAAATATCTAATATATAAAATGCCAGAGGTGGGAAGACATTATGTAATGGGGGTAGACGTAGGAGAAGGTATTGGTCGTTCTAATACAGTGGCTCAGGTTTTTGACATAACTAATTTACAAGAAATAGAACAGGTAGCGGTTTATGCTTCTAATACTATTAGTCCATATCATTTTGGTACTCGTTTATTAGGGGTTTTGAATGACTGGGGTAGACCACCAGTGTTAATTGAAAATAATAATAATGGCAATCAGGTTATAGATGTTGTATTTCATACCCACAACTATGAAAATTTAGTTTCTTACACTTTAGAAGGAAATAGTGTTCATTACAATACCAAGAATCGTAAAGGTATTCATAGTCATACAACTACTAGATACAATGGAATCAGTAATTTTAGATATTGGTGTAATAGTCTAAGAGCCATTAAATTTTATGATCCAGAAACTATTAAAGAACTTCATACTTTTGTAAGATTGCCTAATCAAACTTATAGCAAACAAACTAAAGAAGATTTAGATGATAGGGTATTTGGTTGTATTTGGGCTTTGTTTATTTTAAATCCCAGTATAGTTCAAAATTATTTTCAAATAATTGATATGGATGATCAAGGAAGACCTAAAGAAATGGTTTCTTTGTATGATAATAAAGATTTATTAAAACAAAGTCCATTATTAGTGGGTGGTTCTGGGTTGTTTCGAAGAAATAGGGTAATTAATACTATGCCAGTGATGATTAATCCTACTCCTCAAAACGAGCAAGATAACGAAGCTCGTCAATTATGGAATTGGTTACATACTGTGGCATACAATGATCGAAATATAGATCCTTACAAACCAGCAGAGCCAGAATTTATGACAGCAGATGCCTTGGAAGGAATGTATAAAGAAGACTATAAACAAATTATATTATTTTAATATGGAACAATCAATTTTAAATAGATCAAGGTTAGATAAATTTAGTTTAATTATGGATCTTCCTCTTATTCTTAAAAGAGAATCAGACCCAGTTATTAAAAACAAGCAAAATCCAGACACAGTACAGTTTACGGTATTTGGTTCTCCGGTTCCAGCTATTAAAATACCTACTATAAATTTGGCATATGGTGGGCAAAATGTAAGTGTTTCATCTCACTCCAGACCAGCTTATCCAGATTTAAATTTAAAATTTTTAATCGATAACGGTTATATGAATTATTGGATTTTGTGGAAATGGTTAAACCATTTCAATGATTCTTTTGATGGAACCACAGATGTAATTTTACAACGACGCATAGATTTAACCAAAGACATTTCAGACAATGGAATTATAGGTAATACTTTTTTTGATTTTACAACGAATATAAATTTATTAGCTTTGGATGAATATAATAATCCTATTGTCTCTTTTAAATATGTAGATGCTTATATTAGTTCTTTAAGTGAATTAAATTATTCTCATCAAGATGAAACCATTATTTCCTGCACAGCCTCTTTTGCTTATAGCCAATTTCATGTGGAATTGTTAGCTAATGTAGGAGAAAACACTCAATATTATGGCGAATAGTTTTTCTATAGGAGGAATAGAAGATTCTGGTCAAACAAAATCTGTATATCAAATTGGAACAGATTTTTTCTGGATAGAAATATGGATGTATAATTATGATATAAGCAAACCTCCTTATCAGTTACCGTTTGCTGCCGTAGATCAATTATGTATAGAAGAAACTTTATATGATTGGAATATTACTGGATATATTACTATAGAAAATTGGAATGAAATTTTAGAGAGGGGTACCTATGCATCTAAATCTGGCAGTTCTATCCAAGGATATAGCCAAACTCCAACTCAGCCAGGTTTTTTAAATTTTAGAACAGATGGAAGAAATTTAATTAGTTTTAAAATATATCCTTATATTGATGATGAAACCGGCTCCAAAGGAACTCAAACCACTTTAAAAGCTGAAAATTGGGTCATGTCTTTTGATTGTAGCATATATGACATTCAAGACACTTCTACAGACAATTTTAAAAAATTAAGAACTTTTTATTTTAAAGATATACGTCATCAAATTTTTTCAGAAAGATATTTGCAATGGAGTTCTGGAAACATAGCTAGAAAAATAAAAGAATTAGAAGGTACTGTGTTGGATTTAAATTTAGCCTATGATTCTGAAAAAAGTGTACCAGCTGGTTTAATTTTAAAACATCTTATACTCAATGCCAATAGTGGAACTTTAGAAACTATGGCAAATGTTCCTTTAAAAATGGCTTATGATGAAACTGGCTCTATAGATAAACCTAATTTATCTATTTTAAATATAGACGACTCTAAATGGGATGGAGGAGACCCGGAAAGTAAAATATTATATAATTCTCCAGCAAATAGTACTATATTGGATGATATAAATTATATTTTAAAATATGCAACTTCTTCAAATACTGTTAATCCGTCACCTTTGATATTACAAGTAGGTAGTAGAGGTATGCCTGGTGAAGATATAAAGGCAAATACTGGATATACAGGAAAAATAGATAAAAGATGGACTTTAATTCCTTTAGCAGACTATTACAAAAATTCAAAAAAATTACAAAAAGAAAAAATTATAATAAGAGATTATGCAGCTTCTGATGCGGCTGTAGACGTTGGTCAAAGAGCTTTTAGTTCTATGGACCCCAATGAACCAGACATGAACAATTTTAATTCTCCAATTGCTTCCGTTGCTGATAACTATCATTTCGCCCCCATGGTAGCTGTGGATGATGCGGAGTTTGCTAACAGTCCTGTGGTTCAATTTAAATTTAATCTGTCTCAGTATGAAATAGGATTTGCTAATAATAAAATTACAGATGTAATAGAAAATGCTACTTTAATGGGTGGAGGATTGTTTAATTTTAAAAATAATAATAAAAATGCTCAGATTTTATTAAACACTAATCAAACTAAACTTAGTGGATTAAATACTCAATATAAGTTTGTTACACAACCTTTTGTTTCATCAAATCTTACCGGAATGCAAATGTTAAAAAATTTAGTTTATAAAAATCAAGCCTTGTATCTTCAAATACCAGGTTTAATTATTAGAAAACCAGGAAATTTTTTACATATATACAGACCCATACCAGAAAAAAATTCTTTTGATGATAGATTTTTCGGTCAGTGGTTAACTGTTAAAGTAGTACATTTTTTTACAAAAAATTCTTATACTAATGATATAATTTGCACCAAAATAGATAGTTATAGCAAGATATATGAAACTGGTAAAAATAATATAGCCCCTTAAATTATGGATAAAGAACAATTAAAAAAGCGACTAGAAGAAATAAAGTCTAGATTGCCAGCTTGGAAGCCATCCTCCAACGGCACTCCGGGATTAGCTACTATGGCTCGTAATGTTTCTGACAGCATTATAAGAAATGTAGGAAGTGTGTTAGAAGGTAATAATTTAAAAGTTTCTGATACACAAAAGCAAAGTAGACTAAATATTTGTAATGAATGTTCTTTTTTTGATAAAGAACAACAAAGATGTAAAAAGTGTGGATGTTATATGGCTGCTAAAACTATGTTAACAGCTGAAAAATGTCCTATAGGAAAATGGTAAATATATGGCCTCTTGTAATTCACGACAATATAACGAATCTAATGTAGTCATTCATACACCGGAACAATTTAAAGTTGTGGATGAAGAAAAATTGACTGGTTTGAATGATACAGAATTGGGATTATTACAAGGCATTTTAGGTGGTACTAATGTGGGTAATAAATACTGTGCTGCTTTGCATATATTGAATAGGGGTTATAAAATTTTAGGAGATTCATTTGCTTTTGATGGGCATGAAATAGCGGTTGCAAATAAAGATTTTTACAATGAATTAATCAAACCAGGTGGACATCTAGACCATGCTGGTATACTGGCAAATGCTACAGCCAAGACCCCGGCTGGTAAATCTGGACAATTAAAATATCCAGTTCCGGGTTTATTGGTTAGATTGATGGGGATGAGACAAAAAGACCCCATTAATGGTCCCCGAACTCATCTACCTCCTAATTGTGATGCTATTTTGGCAGAATCGGGTTCTGAATGGGCTAATGCTATAGGAGATTGGGTAGAAAGTATTAATTCTCATTCTTATTTGACCAATACAGCTATTGGTCAATTTGGTGGCATAACTGAAGCTGTACATTTTTTATCTAATGCTATTGGTAGTTTTAGACAAGCCATGTTGGATTTATATCAAGGCATGCAATTAGCTGCTTTACAGGCTCAATTATTTATAAATCATGTTATAGGTTTAATAGAAACCTGGCTTGTTAATAAATTTCTGGGTAGAGGTAGTAGAGCCTTACTTGTAATAACTATAGTATGTTTAGTTCTTTCAGCTATTCAAACTCTTATTGATGATATAGCTTTTTTCGGGTCTTTGTTCAATGGTTCTGACAACCTTTTTAGGATTCTTAATATATTTCAAACTGTGGTTAATATAGGTTCTGAGGTCATTAATGTGATTGAGCATCCTATTACTGTGGGAGTGGCGCAATATGTTTTGCCTAAACAAGCTCAGGCATTGGCTAATTTTATTAATTCTATAGGACAGATACCGGAACAATTCATGGGATTTTTAATTCAAGGATTTAGTTTTGGTGCTAAAGGAAGCAGTTCTGCTCTTGCTATTGCAAACGCAATTATTAAACATTATTGTTTGGGTTCTCAATTGGGTGAATTAGAACCAGTTATGGATAGTTTTGGAACTGCGGTGCCTTCATCTAAGTGGAATAGATCCGGAACTCCTCAATTTAAAGGTCCTATGTCTTTTTACCCAAAAAATGTTCCTTATGAATTATTAGGCAAAGTTAATCCTAATTTGTTTGCTTTTGGAAAATTGCGGCCAGACGGAACTCCGGAATTTACATTATCAGGTCTAAAAAATTCTTTTTCTTCTTTGATAGATCCATCTGGAAATTATTATTTTAATAAATCTGCATATGATTTAGGAAAAGCAGCTGGTAATGCAAATCATTTTGTAAAGGCTTTAAAAACTAGCATGGTTTCTAAGGAGTATAAATAAAATGAATTATCAATACGGTAACCATATAGGAGTTATAATAAACAGCTTGGATCCGGAAGGTAGAGGAAGAGTCCAGGTTCTTATTCCTCATTTGTCTACTACTTTATTGGAACAATGGAATGTCAAAGCAACTGACATAAAATTAGATGCTCAAACCTTTCAAGAATATCTTAATCCAGATCATCCAGTTGGAAAATCTTTGAGAGAAAATTTACCTTGGGCAGAAGCTGCAAGACCTTTATTGGGATCTGGAGGAACTACAATTGTAGGACAAAATGGAAAAACAGAACCTGCTGCAACCCCAATTCTCGCTCATCAAATTGATAATCTTAAAGTAGCATCTAATGCTCTCGGAGCTAGATCTGGTGCACCGGTTGAAAAAATTGAACCATTTGTTTTAAATGATTTACAGATATATGAATTCCCCGGATCATACGTTCCATATGTTAAACCAAATGAAGTTAGATCATTGGCTCTGGAAATAGCTACAAACAATTGGTTAAATATTCAAGAAGCTCTAGCTGGTAGACCTAGAGATAGTACTTCAGGTTCTTCAACATTTACCAGTCCTCAAGATTATGTAGATAATTTTATTATACCGGTTATAGCATTTGAAAGTAGTTTTAATCCATTGGATAGTATGACAGAAACACAAGGAGAAGCAAAGGGCCAAGTTTCTATGGGACTTTTTTCATTGTCGGATGGAAATATACCCAAAAATTCCACCGTAATGTCGAATTATGGAGTAGATGATAGTATGAATAAAAGATTAAAAGATCCAACAGTAGGTCTCAAAGCTGGAATGGCGTTGATGGAAAATACATTTAGAAGAACTTCAAAAAATATAAGTGTGGCAGATATGACCGGAAGAACAACAAATCAAGTTGGTTTATATGGCGAAGAAACAATAAGATTATTAAAAGATTTTTGGAAAAATGGAAATAAGTTTACAGAACGATTTTCTGAAAAAGATTTAGCTTATTATAACGGTAATAATAGTAAAACAACATCATCCCGCACTCGAGAAGCTGCCGAAGTGCACACTGGCGGTTATCGTTCTGGTCCACGAGAAGAGGTTTCTTTTGGAAAGGGTGCAAATTATAAATTGCCTCAAGGTTCTAATTCTGTTCCTCAGCCTGGTAATATGGTTTGGGTTTTCTTTTTAAATGGAGATTTACAAAAACCTGTATATTTTGCTTCTGTAACAGAAGCCTATGCTAATGCAAGAGATCAGGCTGTGCCGGTAAGTCCTCCAGCAGAAGTGCACAAACAGTTAGTACCAAAACCCAATTTACAGCGCCCAACGCGTAATAATGAAGATGAATTAAATTTGCCAACAAACCCAGATGGCTCAAATACAGAATTAATACCTTCTCGTTCCAAAGCAATTTAGTTGCTTAAAAAACAAATTTTTCTAAATATAAAATATGGATATATCAGACAATGGATCTCGTAATGGAACTAATTCAGTAGTAATGCCTTCTGGTGGGTTGCATTTTATTTCTAATGTAAGAAATTTATCTGGTATGCAAAGTGATAATTCTTATGTATCTTTGTATCAAAATGCTGGAGCTCAAATTGATTTAAATGCTCAGGGATTTATTGCAATGAAAGCTCCTGGGGATATATCCATCAAACCCAACAAGAATCTTTTTATATCCACTCCAAATGCTTTAGTACAATACTCTGGAGGAGGTTCTTATAACACTATCGTCGGCAAAAATGTTATTACTATAGGAGAGCCAACAGCTGAT